ATGGCTGGGGAATATAGAAATCAGAGCTGTAATTCTGGATCCGGCAGCCGCCAGCTTCAAGGCCCAGTTGGAAAAGGACGGCTTTAAAGTTAAAAAAGCGAAAAATGATGTTTTAGATGGGATCCGGTTGGTGGCTACGCTGCTGCTTACGGGTTCTATTTTTATAGATAAGTCTTGCGAAAATCTGATCAAAGAGTTTGCATCCTATATCTGGGACGCAAAAGCAGCAGACAAGGGAGAGGACAAACCGGTGAAAGAGCACGATCACGCACTTGACGCCCTCAGGTATTTCTGCATGACAATAATTAAGATGCGTCCGGGAATCCGGATTTTGAAGTGAGGTGGATTGGATGGATATATTATTTGACCCAAATAAAAACCGGATGACTAATATGCAGCTATGCCGACTGTACATGGACGAGTTTGTGAGATCTTCAGAGCGGAAGTGGATGCTGGACGGGGAGGCGTATTACCGTGTAGACAATCCGGAGATCATGAACCGGAAGATGTACCGCTACCGGGAAGAGAAGACTACCGGGCAGATAGAAAAGGTACTGGATAGATCCAAGCCCAATAATAAGCGTGCGCATGGTTTTATGCACTTGCTGATTGAGGATAAGACCAATTATCTGCTTTCAAAGCCTTATACACTGACCTGCGAGGAATCAGAAGAGTATCTGTCTATGGTGCAGGATGCCTTAGGGAAAAACTTTCAGGACAGGCGCCTGATGCGTCTGGGCGTATCCGCCAGCAATGGCGGGATTGCGTGGTTGCATCCGTATATCGACGAGCAGGGAAAATTCCAGACCATGATCATTCCGCCAGAACAGGGGATTCCGCTTTGGAGGGATAACGATCACGAAGAGCTGAATGGCTTTATCTGGTTTTATAATGTTCAGGTCATTGAGGGGCAGGAGCAGAAGACGGTCACAAAAGTGGAATACTGGCTTCCGGAGGCTGTCGCTTACTATATCTCTGATTCAGAGGGCGAGGGATGGGACCTGCGCCTGGATTCAGAGCGCTATCTGGATGCGGTGGCAGATGAGAACAGCGAGTTTATGGAGCATTTTCATATTGGCAAAGAGGCCGGGAACTGGGGCAAGGTCCCGTTTGTGCCGTTTAAAAACAATGACTACGAGCTGCCGGATCTTAAATTTGTGAAGTCATTGATCGACGGATATGACAAAGCACGGTCCGATGTGGCCAATTTCCTGGACGAGGTGCGCTCCATTGTGTACGCCTTAAAAGGCTATGGCGGCCATGATCTGGGCGAGTTTATGCGTGATCTGAATTATTTCCGGGCCATTTCTCTGGACGAGGATGGCGGGGCAGAGGCAATCACAGCGCCTGTGGATATCGCAGCGGCCAAGGATGACTTTGACACACTGCGGAAGGACATCTACGATTTCGGTCAGGGAGTGGATAAAAACAGTGACAAACTGGGTAACAGCCCTTCCGGCATCGCTCTTAAATTCATTTACTCTGGCCTGGATCTGAAATGTAACCGCATGGAGAATGCATTCAAGGCAGGCATGGAGCAGCTGTTCGGCTTTGTGGACAAATACCTGGAACTGATCGGGGCCGGAGCCCATCCGGGCTGCGAGATCGATGTGACATTTAACCGGGACATTGCCATTAACGAGAGCCAGGCCATTACCGACTGCGCTACATCCAAGGGTATCATCTCGGATGAGACGATTATCAAAAACCATCCATGGGTCGAGAATGCAGCGGAAGAGCTTGAGAGATTAAACGCCCAGCGGGAGGCTGAGAAGGCGGAATTATCCGATATGTTCCCGCCGGGCCCGGATGACGAGGAGGGTGAAGCTTAATGGGATACTGGCAGGAGCGCCAGGAGGCCATGTACAAGGCCGGAGAGATGCGGGTTAACAAATACTTTACCCGTCTGGAAAAAGCCTTTAATCAGACGCGCAGAGAACTCCAGAAGACCATAGATGCTTTTTACTTCCGGTATGCAGAGGAAAATGGTCTTTCCTTTGCAACCGCCCAGAAGAAGCTGGATGCAGAGGAACTGGGAGAGCTGCGGGACTTTATCGATCTGGCCATGCAGAATATTGGGCGTTACAATCAGCAGGTCAATAATATGTCTATCAAGGCCCGGATCACCCGCTATCAGGCTCTGGAAGCACAGGTAGACGCGATTCTCCGGCAGCTGTATGCCATCGACTATGGGGCAGAGGCGGAAAAGACCATGCAGGAAGTCTATGGGGATACTTACTACCGTACCTGGTACAATGCAGATCAGTATCATGGTTTTCACGCGGAGTTTGCACAGGTAAGCCCAACTGTTGTGGAAAAGCTTCTGGAATATCCGTTCAATGGTGCAGCATTTTCCGAACGGCTCTGGAAACAGAAGGACCATCTTCAGGCCCAGCTGATGGAAGCAGTGACCACGATGCTGATCCAGGGCAGACACCCATCCACGCTGACTAAGGATTTTGCCAAGAAGATGCAATCAAAAAAGTTCGATGCTTACCGGCTCCTGCATACAGAGAGTTCCTTCCTGATGAGTGAGGCCACCCACGCCGGATACAAAGAGGATGGTGTGGAGAAATATGAGATCCTTGCCACACTGGATAGTAAGACTTGCAATGTTTGCGGAGAACTGGACAATAAGGTGTATGAGGTTGGAAAAGAGGTCACTGGCGTTAATATGCCTCCCTTCCACCCATTGTGCCGCTGTACGACTGTCCCGCACTATGATGATACTCCGACCGAAGGATTGACCAGAGTGGCCAGGGATTCTGAGACAGGAAAGAACTATGAGGTTCCAGCAGATATGAGCTGGAAGGAGTGGAAAAAGGAGTATGTTGATAAGCAGGAAGAGAATCAGAAGCGGAAACAGCAGGCATACAGACCAGTTTCAAGAGGTGAAAGCACATTTGTGGAGATAAAACCAAACCAGAAAATCAGCATTCAAAAGGTTGATGGTTATTCGGATAAAGTTTATATATCGGACAATGCAAGCATCAAACCACGTGCACTGCACACGATAAATCTGCATACGCAAAGGGCCTTAGAACAGTGGGGAATTCCTTTAGAGCGAAAACCGAAAATAGTCATCGTTTCTCCGGATGAGCTGCCAACAGCTTATGGAAAATATGATGCAATAACTAACACTGTGTATTATATTCCACAGATTGTCGATAAAAAAGTTGTGGAAAAATTGGGAGATGTAGAGTATCACGAAATGTGGCACATGAGGCAGGCAGAAAACTTCCGAAAGAAACATGGCGAGATCATTCGAGAAAATTATGGGAAATACATAGAATATTCTTGCCAAAAGGCGAAGAATGTAATTGACCAAGCTGGAATTGATCGGTATAATGTTGGTGAGATTAGTGATTATGCTAAACAAATGTATAACCGACAGCGATATGATGAAGTTGAGGCTGAGTATATGGTAGCAAACAGAAAGAAGGTGTGATCAGTGGCGTTTCGTCGGTATCCTGAAGAGATTGAAAAGTTATTTAAGATATGTGAACCCTATGAAGACAGGGTTGAAAATGGAGAGCTTAAAGATGCACCCCCAGAAGTAATAGAGGCATTTGAGAAAACAAAAAAATGGGCTTGGGAACAGGAACAGTAGATACCACCAGTCAGTAATGGCCGGTGGTATTTTTGTACGCAAAATTAAGGAGGAATTACGATGGGAAGTCAGGAATTTTTAAACATCTGCAAAGCCAAGGTAGCAGAGTATTACAACCAGAAGAAGGATAAGACAGACACAGCTCCGGTTATGACGGTGAATGATGTGTTTGTAGTCTGGTACAGCAAGAGCCTCCAGAATCATAAGGCCCTGCTCAGTACACCAGTGTCTGATGGTATGTATTATGAGCTGACGTATAACGGCGATAAGAAAGAGCTGTACTTTGATGCTTATAAGAAGTGGGAAAATATCTGTTACCCCATGTAATGGGCGTTGCGACGTCGCAACAGGAAGGAGCGCATGATGAATAGATTTCTAAGCTGGCTGAAACGGTTCTTTTGTCGGGCAAAGCCTGAATGTGAACACCGATATAGAAAGCACTGGTGCCGCCGCCATGGACCTTATGGTGGGTATGTAAGGCGGTGCGTGAAATGTGGGAAAATTAAGTCATAGCAAGTCATGGGATTAGTCATAGACACGCAGGCGGGGCCTGGGTGTTATTTTTTCGCCTTTCCGGTACCGCAGGCGAAAAAGAACGGGACGTCACCGGGCGCGACCGGGATAACAAGCGAAGATGAAAGGAGCAACCGAACATGAAGAAAGAGGAACTGATTGCGAAAGGTCTGACAGAAGAGCAGGCTAAGGCCGTCATGGACATCTATATCGAGGAAATGAAGGGATTTATCCCAAAGTCCCGTTTTGATGAAGTGAATACGGCGAAAGCCGATCTGGAAAAACAGGTGGCTGACCGGGATAAGCAGCTTAAGGTCTTAAAGGATGAGGCTAAGGATAGCGAGGCTCTTCAGAATAAGATCACAGAGCTGGAGGATGCCAACAAGGCTACTAAGAAGTCATATGAGGATAAGATCCGTGATATGAAGCTGACCAGTGCCATTAAGGACCAGCTGACGGACTGTAAGTATCCAGAACTGGTAGCGGATAAGATTGACCGGACGAAGCTGATCCTGGCAGAGGATGGAACCGTGTCTGGTCTGACCGACCAGCTGAAGACGGTAAAGGAGACTTATA